GGAGAATATATTATGTCCGAAGACACTAAAAAACCAACTGTAAATCTAAATGAAGCTGATATAGGTTCAGGTGGTATTGATAGATTAAATACAGGAAGTGGTGAATCAGAAACTCTTAGAGAAAATGAAATAGGTGATAGACCATTCACGCTTGATGATTATAATAAAGCATTAGCAGATGCTGGAGATGAACAAAGAATGATAAAAAATATAAATGAAAAAGAAAGAGAGAGATATGCAAAAACCCCTCATCCAGAACCAGTTGAACAAATAAAAAGAGCAGACATGATAAATGCTCAAAATAAAGTTTCAGATAATGAACAAAAAGATACAGGTGAAGAATTACCAAAAAATCCTGGCGGTATTCAAATTGCAATGCGACCAAAAGCTGCAGTTAATATAATGAGATGTCAATTTCCAACTGAAATTACAACAGAATTAAATTCTCATATTGAAAATACAATTATTCCAAATAATGTAGACCATTCAAAAGGTCTTGTAGGGCAAATATCTCAAAACAAAAGGTCTGCTCAATTAACTTTCCCATATGAAGGTGATGAGCTCGGTGAAATGTTTAGTGGTGTTTTACAAAGACTTGCAAAAGAATATGTTGATAGAACAATCGGTATAGAATGTGAAACCTCTATGGAGTCAATGTGGACTGTACATAGTTTTAATGGTGATTACAACCCTGTACACGACCATGGCACTCAAACACCAATGGGTGTATCATGTATCATGTATTTACAAGTACCTAGATGTATTCAAACATTAGATAATCCAGCAGAACAATTTGGTGGACTAAATGAATCATCAGGCAATGTTGATGGGTTTACTTATTTAACATGGGGTTCAAATGGAATGCGTGATATAAATATGATGCGACCTATTACAGAAGAATATATTAAACCAGAAGTTGGTACATTGATTATGTTCCCTAGTTGGTTAAGACATGGCGTTATGCCATTCTTTAGTCCAAAAGAAGATGATGAAAGAAGAACATTCTCTGCAAACATTAATATTAAATTAAATCAAAGAGTAAGTGGTGACCATTACAGGAAAGACCGCTCATGAGTCTAAAAGATTTATCTGATTCTTTAACAGATGCATCAGGTTTTGAGTATCCTCGCCAACATGATGACTTTGAAGTAACTGCACAAATAAAAAATGTGGTTCAGTATAAAATGTTGACAGCTCAATTTCCTGATTCTTTTATGGATAAAATGAATAAACATATTGATGAAAATGTTATTCCAAAGGATGAAGACAATTCAGGTATGTTAGTTGGACAAATTAACAGAAATGTAAAATCTAAACAATTAGTATTTCCTTTAGATGATGAATTTGGTAAAGTCTTTAAATCAAACATTGATGGGATAGCATCAAATTTAATTCAGAATCCAACTGGTTATAATAGACCAAATAAAGTAGAATGTTTTGAAGCATGGACTGTACATAGTTATGAAGGTGATTATAATCCCTTACATAGTCATGGCGTAGATAGTGATGCTGGGTTATCAATGATACTTTATTTAAAAGTACCAGAGTGTATTGAAAAAAAACCAATTGTTAATAACCCATTACAATATGCATCTGGAGCTATTGATGGATACACAGGATTAATAAGTTCTACAAATTCAAGTGAGGACTTAAACAGATTGAAATTAAATGCTCAACACTATGTAAAACCAAAAAAAGGATTATGTTTATTATTTCCTAGTTGGTTACAACATTGTGTTATGCCATTTTTTGGAGAAGGTGAAAGAAGAACTATGTCAGCTAATTTCAATATAGATGACAATAGGGTAAAAAGAAGTGAAGTAGAAAAAAATGAAATTAATAATGGAGCTAAATAATGAAACTAAGTGAACATACAGTCGAAGTCTTAAAAAACTTTGCAACGATAAACCAAAACCTTGTAATTAAAGAAGGCAATACTTTAACAACAATGTCTGCAATGAAGAATATTGTAGCAAAAGCAGAAGTGGAAGAATCATTCGAAAGGGAAGTAGCAATCTATGACCTAAATGAATTCCTTGCTTCTCTATCTTTGTTTAAAAGTCCTGTCTTAGAATTTAATGAGGCATTTGTAACAATTAAAGAAGAAAACACAACGGCATCTCTGAAGTATTTTTATTCAGACCCATCAGTTGTAACTACGCCAAGTAAAACAATTACTATGCCTAGTAAAGAAGTTACATTTGCATTAAATGGTGATGATTTAAATAAACTAAAAAGAGCAGCAGGTGTGATTGGAGCTCCAGATTTAGTATTAGAAAAGAAAGATACAGGTTCATTCTTAACTGTAAAAGATAAAAAGAATGATACTGCGAATACTTTTTCTTTAGATGTTACTACAGCATCAGAAGGTAACTTTAACTTCTTTTTTAAAGTAGAAAATCTAAAAGTTATGGATGGCAACTATGATGTAGAAGTATCATCAAAGAATATTAGTCATCTTGCATCTTCAAATAAAGATGTAGAGTATTGGGTAGCACTTGAGCCAGAATCAACTTATGAATAACAAATTGGATTATATATTATGGAAACTTTTTTATGGGTTGAGAAACATCGCCCAACAACAATCAATGATTGTATTTTACCAGAAGACTTAAAGAAAACTTTTAAAGACTTTGTAGAAGACAAACATATACCAAACCTAATTTTATCAGGTGGGCCTGGCGTAGGTAAGACTACTGTTGCCAAAGCAATGCTTGATGAAATTGGTGCAACATCATTACTCGTAAATGGTTCAGAAGAATCTGGTATTGATGTACTTAGAAATAAAATTAAAAACTTTGCCTCAACTGTATCACTAGAAGGTGGTCGTAAGTATGTTATACTTGATGAAGCAGATTATTTAAATCCTCAATCTACACAACCTGCTCTTCGTGGGTTTATGGAAGAATTTCATAAAAACTGTGGATTCATTCTTACTTGTAATTACAAGAACAGATTAATAGAACCATTACATTCAAGATGTAGTGTAATTGATTTTATTATTCCAAAGGGTGATAAACCAAAACTTGCAAAGGAATTCTTTATTCGTGTTAAAAACATTCTTGAATCAGAAGATGTAAAATATGAACCAAGAGTTATAATGGAAGTGTTAATGAAATATTTCCCAGATTGGAGAAGAACATTAAACGAATTACAAAGATACTCTACTTCAGGTGAAATAGATGCTGGGATTCTTGTAAACATATCAGAGGTAAATATAAATGAACTTATGGTTGCACTCAAAGAGAAAGAATTCACAAATGTGCGAAAGTGGATTGTGCATAATCTTGACAATGACCCTGTACGTATTTTTCGTAGGATTTATGATAATCTTTACAGTCATGTGGATGGTAGCACGATACCTCATGCAGTTCTTATACTTGCAAAGTATCAGTATCAGTCAGCATTTGTGGCCGACCAAGAAATAAACTTACTAGCATGTCTAACCGAAATAATGGTAGACGTGAAATGGAAATAGATAATGTATGAATTAAAAGAATATTTAAAAGCTATCAATTCTTCCAAAGAAAAACTTATGGATGGTGAAGATGACATGTGGGAAAAGAAATATCCAGCATATATTGTGAATAAATGTCTTGCTCCATTTCAAGATACTATCTTCCTAGTAAATGAGATGAATATGAATCATCAGATAGATAATAAATTGCAGTTTGATTTTTTACTAAATACTCTTAGAACAAGGCAAAGATACACGCCTTGGTTGAAAGCGAAGAAAGAAAAGTATTTAGAATGTGTTAAAGAGTATTATGGTTATGGTAATGAAAAAGCTAAGTCAGCTCTTAATATACTAAATGATGAACAAATCGAAACTATCATGAATAGGTTGAACAAAGGCGGAAAAAATGGAAAATAATATACAATGGACACAGGAGCAGATGTTTGAGGTTCTACTAAAAGAACCAGATGACTTCTTAAAGATTAGAGAAACATTATCTCGTATCGGAGTTGCTTCCAGAAAGGAAAAAAAGTTATATCAGTCTTGTCACATACTACACAAACAAGGAAGATATTATATAGTACACTTTAAAGAATTATTTGCACTTGATGGTAAGGAAACAAACTTATCAGAAAATGACATTGCAAGAAGAAATACAATAGTGAAACTTCTAAGTGATTGGGGATTAGTAGAAATGAAAGCTACACCAGAACCTATCGCACCACTAAGTCAAATTAAAATTATTTCTTTTAAAGAGAAAGATGAGTGGATGTTGGAAACTAAATATAACATAGGTAAAAAGAGAGAGGCATAATTATGGCTTATTCAGATAAAGTTTTAGACCATTACGAGAATCCTAGAAATGTAGGAACACTTGATAAAGAAGACTCATCAGTTGGTACTGGTATGGTTGGAGCTCCAGCATGTGGAGATGTCATGAAACTACAAATCAAAGTAGGTGATGATGGTATCATAACAGATGCAAAATTTAAAACTTATGGATGTGGTTCTGCAATCGCATCATCAAGTTTATTAACTGAATGGGTTAAAGGACAAAGTTTAGATGCAGTTGAAAAAATTAAAAATAGTGATATTGCAGAAGAACTTGCACTACCACCTGTAAAAATCCATTGTTCAGTTTTGGCAGAAGATGCCATCAAAGCTGCACTTGCAGATTATAAGGGTAAACAAGAAGCAATGGGAAAATGGCAACCTAACTCAGAGTAAATATATTATGAAAAACTTTCAATCTTTCATCACAGAAGAAAATGTGAATGATGGTGATATTCAAATAGCTGTTCTTACTAAAGTTTCTTCTTCAAAAGAAGAAGTGGTTGCAAACCAACTTAAAAAATATTCAGATAAAAATAATATTCCATGTCATATTGTTAACACAAATGAAGCATGGGTATCAGATAACGATTTAGAAAAAGGCACTTTAACTATATCAAATGTAGAGGGAGAAAGACTAGACTTTGATGTATCCAAAACAGTCGTGTTTGTTAGAGCAGGAGTATTAGATAATGAAGTAGGACTTGCATTACTTTCTACTTTTGAAAAGGCAGGTGCATTCATGATTAACAGCCGAGATGGTATGTTAACTTGTGATAATAAAATGACATCATATATTACCTTTAATCAAAATGGAATACAAACACCAAAAACATCATTGATTAATAATGAAGATTCAGTACAAGATGCACACAAAAGAATTGGTGGAAAATTTCCAGTCATAATAAAAACGATAACTGGTACACAAGGTATTGGTGTATCAATAGTAAATGATTTTAAAAGTATGATATCTGTTGTTCAATCATTATGGAAATTTAATGCAGAACTACTAATACAAGAATATCTAGAAATGCCATTTGATGTTAGAACTATTGTAGTAGATGGTGTTATTATTGCTTCTACCAAAAGAGTAAAACCAAAAGAAGATTTTCGTTCTAATAGACATAGAGGGGCAGAAACATTTCCTTACAAACTTTCACAGGATGAAATAGATTTAATATTAAATGCATATCGTTCTACTGGTGCATACATGGTTGGAGTAGACCACTCAATTGTAAATGGTAAAGCATATATTTTAGAGTGTAATGGTTCGCCTGGCATTGGTTCTAATTTTGGAAATGGTAAAGGTGAAAAAACAACCAACGAAAGATTAATTGAAAAAGTAGTTACACACATTGGAAAAGTTTCAAGTCGTTTCATGGGAGCAACACAGACTGCTGGATATGTAGAGAGATTAGAAATTGTAGGACTCGGCCCATTTCGTGCTAAGTTTGATACAGGTAACGGAACTAAAGCATCCATGTTTCATGTAGACAAATTAGAGATAAAGGGCAAGACGGCAAGATGGGAAAGAGATGGTAAAAAATTTACTAACAATATTATTGGTGTATCTAGGCCTGTTCATGTAGACCAGATAGATAAAAGACCAATCGTATTAGTAGATTTAAAATTTAATAATAAATTATATAAAGATGTGCCACTAGGATTAACGACAAGGGATTCTAAAAGTACATTCTTAGTTAACAGAGAATTGCTATCTAGACTAAAGGTAGCAGTAAACCCAGACAGAAAATTTGTTCTTTCTAGTTACATAGAAAGAGGTGATAAATCTGACACAGACCAAAGGTGAATAAAATGATGATAGATGCGTTAAGAAAAAAATATGAAGCTGAAGTTGCAGCTGCAAAAGTAAACATTGATGTTTATATAAAGAATCCAGCTGGTATCGGTGAACACCCAGATTTAGTTGGAGCAGTAGATTTAGAAATGACCAAGTTGGCAGATGCTTCTGATAAACTTGCAACACTAAACACATTCTACCCAGAAACTGCAGAAGAATTTTTACAAGAAGAAATAAAATATTGATTGACAAAACCTGTTTGAGCATGTTATAATCACCTATACTACTGAGAATACTATATTATGCAATTTTATACTAACGTGACGCCTTGGGGCAATACTCTACTTGTTAGAGAATATGTGAATGGAGAAAGAATTAATCGAAAGGTTAAATATTCACCCACTCTTTTCTGTAAAGTAATCAAAGAAACCAAACACAAAACCCTTGATGGGCAATTTGTCACACCTGTAAAACACGATACAATTAAAGAGGCAAAAGAATGGCTAAAATCTTATGCAGACCAACCACATCTAATCTTTGGTAATACTTTATTTCAATATAATTATATTGCAGATGAATATCCTAATCATGTAAAATGGGATGTAGATAAAATTCTTGTTGTAACTATGGATATAGAAGTTGCATGTGAAAATGGTTTTCCAAATCCTGAACAAGCAATCGAACCATTACTAGCAATTACAATTAAGAATCATCAGAACAAACAAATATTAGTTTGGGGTATAGGTGAATACAAAAATTCAAGAGAAGATGTTACTTATGTAAAATGTGATACAGAAGAAAAATTGATACAAGAGTTTTTATCTTTCTGGCAATCAAATCAACCAGATATTATTACAGGTTGGAATACAGAGTTTTTTGATATACCATATATATGTAATCGTATTAAAAATTTATATGATGAAAAAGAAGTGAATAGACTTTCGCCTTGGGGACATGTTTCAGGTAGAGAAGTTTTTAAAATGGGTAGAAAACATCAAGTGTTTGACATACAAGGAATATCACATTTAGATTATTATGATTTGTATAGGAAGTTTACATATACCAATCGTGAGAGCTACAAACTTGACCATATTGCACACGTAGAGTTAGGGGAGTCTAAAGATGACAATCCATACGAAACATTCCGAGAATGGTACTTAAAGGACTTCCAATCGTTCATTGACTACAACATACAAGATGTAGAAATCGTGGATAGATTAGAGGACAAAATGAGATTGATTGAACTATGTTTAACTATGGCTTATGATGCTAAAGTTAATTATATGGATGTACTTGGTTCAGTTAAATATTGGGATATATTAATTTACAATGAACTTCGAAAGAAAAATATTGTTATCCCACAAAAAACAATACAAACTAAATCTGAAAAGTTTGAAGGTGCATATGTAAAAGACCCACAAGTTGGTTTACATAAATGGGTAATGTCGTTTGATTTAAACTCACTATATCCACATCTGATTATGCAATATAACATTTCACCAGAAACATTAATTGGTAATCAAAAAGTTAAAAATATGACTGTTGATAAAATGTTAGATAAAAAAGTAGATACATCAGTATTAGATGGTGTAACTCTTACACCAAATGGAGCTTTGTTTAAAACAACTACGAAAGGTTTTCTACCTGAACTCATGCAAAAGATGTATGATGACAGAGTAAAATACAAACAGTTGACTTTAGAAGCAAAGAAAGAATATGAAAAAACTAAAGACCCAAAACTTAAAAAAACAATTTCGAAATTTAATAACATCCAAATGGCCAAAAAGATTTCTCTTAATAGTGCATATGGCGCTCTTGGTAATGTCTGGTTTAGGTATTATAATATTTTGGTCGCTGAAGCAATTACTACCAGTGGTCAATTTGCTATTCGTTTTATTGAACGTGCTCTTAATGGGTATCTTAATAAAATACTTAAAACAGATGGAGAAGATTATATTATTGCATCAGATACGGATTCGGTGTATATATGTTTTGACAAACTTGTTGGCAAAGTATTCAAAGATGAAACAGACAAATCCAAAATCGTTGACTTCTTGGACAAAGTGGCTACAGATAAAATCGAACCTTTTATTGATAAGTCTTATCAGGAACTCGCTGAATATGTAAATGCATACGAACAGAAAATGCAAATGAAAAGAGAAGTAATTGCAGACAAAGGAATTTGGGTTGCAAAGAAAAGATATATATTAAATACACATGATGTTGAAGGTGTTCGTTATAAAGAACCTAAATTAAAAATGATGGGTGTCGAGGCAGTTAAGTCATCTACACCAGCTGCATGTCGTGAAAAGATTAAAGAAGCACTAACAATTATTATGAACGAAGATTCTAAAGTGTTAAATAATTTTATACAAGATTTTAGAAAAGAGTTTATGACTTTAAAACCAGAACTAGTTGCGTACCCACGCTCGGTAAATGGATTATTAAAATGGACAGAATCACATAATCTATTTAAGAAAGGCGCCCCAATACATTGTAAGGGTGCAATATTATATAATCATCTTGTAAAGGAAAAGAAATTGCAAGGAAAATATCCTTTTATACAAGAGGGTGATAAGATTAAATTCTTACATATGAAAATACCAAATACATATCAATCAACTTCTATATCGTTTATGACTAAGTTACCAAAGGAATTAAATTTACATACTATAATAGATTATGATATGCAATTTGAAAAGTCATTTGTTGAACCACTAAAATTTATTACTAGTATGATACAATGGCCAATAGATGATAGTTACGGAACACAAGGAACACTAGAGGAGTTTTTCTAATGGCAGGAAAAGGTGATAAAAGAAGACCACTTAAAGTGGATAGAGATAAATTTGATTCAAACTGGGATGCAATCTTCAAAAAGAAAAAAAAGAATCCATTACCATTCTGTGATTCACAACCAACTACAGATATGTTTGATAATTTAAATCTAAAAAGAGATAATGAAAACAACGAAATTAAATAGGAGATATTGAATGAATGATTTTTTAAAAGATGTTATTAAAGAAACTGGTAATGAATATGCTGGAATAGTATCAGATGGTATAGAAGCAGGAGATGTAGAAAACTTTATAGATACAGGTTCTCATGTATTTAATGCTTTACTTTCTGGTTCACTTTATGGTGGACTTCCACAAAACAAAATTACTGCATTAGCTGGAGAAAGTTCTACAGGAAAAACTTTCTTTCTTATGGGAATGGTTAAAAACTTCCTAGACCAAAATCCAAACTCTGGTGTTGTATTCTTTGAATCAGAAAGTGCAATCACA